GCTTGTTTCTGAAGAGTATGCTATGATTTTCATACAGCGTCTGTCAAAAGTGTATAAGTCTTCGCAACAACTCAAAGCCTTGGGATATTACGAAGAGTATGCTAAAGATTATGATGTAGAAGCTATTTTTGCTCAAAGAGAAAAACTTTATAGGAGACTGATCGATGGCGATGAAACCTAAAAAGAAAATGCGCGGTGGGCCTGTGAAAAAGCTACGCGGTGGCGGCATGGTGAAGAAAATGCGTGGCGGAGGCATCTTGAAAAAGATGCGTTCTGGTGGTGCGGTAAAGAAGAAGAAGTAAGTTATGACAACTTCTGGAAGCAAAGATTTTGAGCTTGATGTAGCCGAATACATCGAAGAGGCTTTTGAGCGTTGCGGCTTAGAAGTTCGCACAGGCTATGACTTGCGGACTGCAAAACGTTCGTTAAATCTTATGCTTGCAGAATGGGCAAACCGTGGCCTCAATCAGTGGACGATAAAGCAACGCACGTTGTCCTTGACGCAAGGTGACGGTGATTATTCGCTATCTAACGACGTTATTGACGTGTTGTCTGTAGTTGTTCGTCGTAGTGATACTGACTACGCGTTGGATCGCGTAAGTCGTGACACGTTTATTTCTATACCTAACAAAACCACTCAGGGGCGCTCGTCACAGTTTTTTCTTGATCGGCAGAACACTCCAAATCTTAAACTTTGGCCTGTACCTGAAAACGCGACGGATACTGTAATTTACGATGCTTTGACGCGTATGGATGACGCGGACTCGCAAACTAATACTATGGACATGCCCTTTAGGTTTTATCCGTGTCTTGCTGCGGGGCTGGCATACTACATGGCCCTGAAACGTGCGCCCGATAGAATTCAGCTTTTGAAAGCTATGTATGAAGAAGAGTTTGAAAGAGCGATGGCCGAGGATCGGGATCGATCTTCGTTTAATATTGTTCCTCAATATGAGTATTTTAGGACGAACTAATGTCAAAGTTTGCTACTGGAAAATACGCGTACTCTATTTCAGACCGATCTGGTTTTCGCTATCGTTACAAAGATATGCGCAAAGAATGGACGGGGGCGCTTGTTGGCAAGGATGAATGGGAAGCGAAACAGCCTCAATTAGGCCCGTTTCGAAAAGTAATTGACGCCCAAGCTTTGCGAGATGCTCGTCCAGACATTAAAGCCGCCATGGTTGTATATGTTGGTGTACCTACTCCAGAAAACATGAAACCCCGACCTATTATTGGTTTTGCAAAAGTAGGCACAGTTACGGTGAGTACGACATGAGTTTTACATACGGACAACTAAAACAAGCCATACAAGATTACACCGAAAACACGGAAAGCTCGTTTGTTACGAATTTGCCTGTTTTTATAAGAACGGCAGAAGAGCGTATACTTAAAAGTGTACAGCTAAGTTTGTTTCGTAAGAATGCGACAGCTACGACAGCAGCGTCGGATAAGTATTTTGCTTGTCCTGCAGACTTTTTAGCTCCCTTTTCTTTAAGTCTAGCAGGCACTGACGGCGATAAATTCTTTATTGAATTTAAAGACCCGTCGTTTTTACAGACATATACACCAGACAGCACAACAACTGGCGCACCAAAGTATTATGCGCAGTTTGACGTTGATAATTTCATGTTGGCCCCTACGCCAGATCAAAACTACGCCGCAGAACTTCACTATTTTTATAGACCGGCAAGTTTAACCGCAGGTGCCGATAGTGGAACGACTTGGTTGAGTACGAACGCTGAATTGGCTTTGTTGTATGGATCACTGATTGAAGCCTACATCTACATGAAGGGTGAACAGGATGTAATGGCGATGTACAATCAGCGGTTTCAAGAAGCCTTGATGGGGATCAAAATGCTTGGAGAAGCAAAAGAAACAACCGATGAGTATCGCACAGGCAAGGTGATTAGACCAAAGCAATGATGCATTTATAAAAAAGGTTGTGTATGGTACACTTTAAACAGTCGAATACATAAGGAGACTTTAACTATGGCTTTTGATGGAAGCAGCTACATGTGTACGACCTTTAAGCAGGGTCTTCTTAACGGAGACTTTGACTTTAGTTCGGACACAACTCACGTTTTTAAGATTGCTCTGTATACAAGCAGTGCAACTGGCACAGACTTTGGCGCAAGTGGTACTGATATGGATGAAACCGTAAAGTATTATAACGCGACAAACGAAGTAAGTTCGACCACTTCAGGTGGGTCTAACGATTACGCAGGGGGTGGTGGTACGCTAACAATTTCAACAAACCCTACTACAGGCGGCACAACAGCGTATCTAAGTTTTGATAACGAAATCTTTACTGCGTCTACCTTTACTGCGCGAGGTGCGTTGATCTATCGCTCTGATGGGTCTGCTCCGACAAACAATGCAGTTGCAGTGCTAGACTTTACGGCGGACAAAACAGCGACAAACGGTGATTTCCAGATTTCGTTCCCAACTGCTGGAGCTTCAACTGCTATCATTCGTATTGCGTAAGTAAACATTTAGGAGAGTGGTGCGATGGCATTAGTTGTTAAGGATCGTGTAAAACAAACCACCTCTACAACAGGCACTGGTGCGCTTGATTTAGACGGTAACTCTGCGGGGTTCCAAACCTTTGGAACTGCATTGTCTAATGCAGACACGACCTATTATGCCCTAACTGAAGGTAGCACGGGTGCATGGGAAGTTGGGCTTGGAACCTTTGCAACGGGAACACCTAATACTCTTGCTCGTACAACGGTGCTTGCAAGTTCTAACTCAGGCTCTGCAGTAAATTTAACTGCAGGCGATGCGGATGTTTTCATTACTCAACCTGCGGGGAAATCAGCGCACTTTGATGCCAATGGCGATCTGATACTAAATCAAGACCCGACAACCGCTTTAATGGCTGCGACAAAAGAGTACGTGGACACGATTGCAGCGGCAGGGATTCATTACCATGATCCTGTTCGAGTAGAGCAAGAAGGCAACCTGAATGCTACATATGACAACGGCACAAGCGGTGTAGGTGCTACGCTTACCAATGCAGGCACTCAAGCGGCTCTTGTTATTGATGGCGTGACAATGGTCGTCAATGACCGCGTTCTCATTTATGAGCAAACAAACGCAGCGCATAATGGTGTTTACACAGTTACTAACGTAGGTTCTGCAAGCACTAACTGGGTGCTTACTCGTGCCACAGATGCCGACAGCTACGGCCCATCAGACCCAGATGCACTTGGTCAAGGGGATGCATTTTTTGTAAGCGAAGGTGATGCAGGTGCTGGTGAAACATATGTTATGACAACCGAAGGCACGATTACCTTTGGAACAACCGATATTGTGTTTTCTCAGATTTCTGCCACTCAGGTTTACTCTGCGGGTGACGGCCTTACTCTTACAGGTACTACGTTTGCCGTGGGTGCGGGGACAGGCGTTACAGTCAATGCCAACGATATTGCAATTGGGCAGTCGGTTGGAACATCCGACAACGTAACGTTTAACCAAGTTACTGCTGACCTTGTAGGTAATGCTACTACTGCCACTGCTTGGGAAACCTCTAGAACAGTAAGCCTTACTGGCGATGTCACTGGTTCAGCGACAGGTGTAGATGGCTCTGGTAATGTAAGTATTGCAACGACGATTGCTGCAAACTCTGTAGCTCTTGGGACAGACACCACGGGTAACTACGTTGCGGACATTACTGCTGGCAACTTGATTGATGTATCGGGTGGTGGAAGTGAAACGGCTACCGTCACTGTCGCAGTGGATTTAAGCGAACTGACGACATCCACATCAGATGGAGATGGGGATTTCTTTGCTGTTGTTAATACTTCTAATGTTCAAAGAAAGCTGACCAAAGGCAACATCAACATCAGCGGCTTTAATAATGATGCTGGGTACACCACAAATGTAGGGGACATTACAGGTGTTACTGCAGGGAATTATGTTACGGGCGGCGGCACGTCTGGTACAGTTACGGTTAACGTGGATGCGACGACCACAAACACTGCGTCCAAAGTTGTGGCGCGGGATGGGTCTGGGAACTTTAGTGCAGGTACTATTACAGCATCACTTAGCGGAAACGTAACGGGCAATGTTACGGGTAACGTCACTGGTAATCTTACGGGGAATGCAGACAGTGCGGACGT